GTAATTTGACCATGATTTAAATCGGCATGACACCCCAGAGTGCGCTCAGCTGGGGGGAATTTAAATGACACCCTGAGGTGCCATGCCTACCTGTTACTTCTTATTCCGTTCCCAAGGCTTTGCAACGCTCGCAGCCGGAGCTGCGGGAGCCGGAGCAGTCGCGGTGGGGGCTGCGCTTGCCGGGAAGTACTTCGCAGTATTCTGCAAAGAACCATCCTTGCTTTCGGAAATTTTCAGCACAACCTTGATCGGCTTCATGTGAAGCTGCTCAGAGTCCTGAAGCGACACAATCCCAATGGCATTGCAAATTGCAGAGAGTTGCCGATTGGCAATGTCTACTGCCTTCGCGTTGTCGTTGAAAAGATTGAGTCTCTCAAAGAACTTGCCACGAACGGGGCCGCTCAGGATGTCGAACTCCAACCAGAGATACTGGCCGGTGCCTGACTTGGTGGTGCGCATGTCGCTGTTCACGACTTGCATGGTGTATTCGCCCGCAGGTCGCGGCTCATAACCGCTTTGCTGTGGGGCAACTTCTGAAGCATTAAAGTTTAACTTTGCCATTTTACTCTCCTACGATTTGGCTCATTGAATTTCCGAGGGCTTCAGCAAACTTGCCGTAGTCCAGCGGTAGGGTGTCGGGCAGCGACCAACGAGACTTGGCTTGCCAGCCCGGACGTTCTTGGGTGTAAAGCACTCGGTTCCCCGTGCCGATGGCGCGAGTTACCTTTTGATTGAAGCCGACATCCGACTTCACTGTGCTGTACTGCTGATTGGCGAACATCATAATGTCGCACCACTCGCTCACCAGACTTGCGCTGCTGTGATGCAGGTCAAGCTGATAGCGGTCATACGGATCAGCAAGCGGGTCATCAAATCTGCGAACCTGCGAGTGTGCAAGCAAAATGATTTGCATGTTCTTGTCAGAACGCAGATGGTCAAACCCGTCAAGCAACTGTCTCCAGTAATCGGCAGCGGCTTTGTAGCCACGCCCATAACCGATGGCATCAATGGTCTTGACGTTGTTGTCTTGCGCAACACGCTTTTGGATGAGCTGCTCGGCCCAGTCTGCGCTATCTAGCACGACGGTTTGAAAGTCGTGACTCTCGCCAGCGAGAACGCCGATACACTCCAGAATGTCATCAAAACTTTGGCAGAGCGGGAACGCTGTTGCAGAGACAGCATCAAGGCCCTCTTCAGTCTGGATGAACACAGGCTCCGGGGCTTGCGCCGCGAAGGTTGATTTACCGATGCCGTGCGTGCCGTACAAAACAATACGCGGCGGACGAGCGGTGCCAGTCTTCTTGAGACTAGCAAGTGATATAGCCATGGTTAAACTCCTAATTCAATTTTTACGTAGGTTTTAGCGGGAACAACAGTGAGCGCACTGCTCAGGATTCGATAGAGCTGCGGTTCGTTGTTAGCGAGGTACTTGACCCCGGTCACATCGACTTCGCGGACTATCTTCACCGGGTGCATTGACGCTGGAATCTTCGATGCAACACTCGCATCAAATAGTTTCCAGTCGATCTTGCGGATGAGCTTGCCTTCAATGGTGATCTTGTAATCACCAACGGTGTGCTTCTGTTGCCCCTCTTCTTTGGAACCGAGGACAGCAATCAGTTCTTCTTCCAATTCAATCCGCTTTGCTTTGGCTTCAGACTCAGCCTGCTTCGCGGCCCAAAGATCATTTGCAATTTCAGTTTCATTTCGCATATTCACATCTCCTCATTGACTGGCTAGGCCAGTGAGACGGACGATACACCCCCTTGTGACGGAATGCAATAGGTGGCAAGATGTCACTCGTTAGGGGGCTAACGGAGGATGTAATGACCCTGAATGACTACTTAAAGCAAAGAAACTTGACACACGAGGAATTTGCTGAACTGCTAGGCTGCAACCGAACCACGGTCACCAAGTGGCTTGACGGTTCACGAGTCCCCTCTGCTCGCTGGGCGCAGATGATAGAGGTGCGCACCGAAGGGAAAGTCAAGGCGAAAGAGTTGCGTTTGCCGCCTTCTAGGGGCAGTGGACAAAGACTCTACGGCGTGATTGTGACCCGTGGCCTGACGATCCAGCAGGCAGCGCGTCTGATGAGCATGTCTCGCAACACTCTTGCGGCGTACATCAAAGATCAGTCAAAGCCCTCTCGTATGCACTTGGCTAAGATCCGCCACCACTTTGGAGTATCTGTATGATTGATATTGTTTTTCACGGCACACCGATTGGTAAAGCCCGTCCGCGCTTTGGTCGCGCCAAGAACGGCAACGTCGTAACCTACACGCCAACCAAGACCCGACAGTTTGAACGCGACTTTAGATCGCTCGCTCAAGTTGCGATGATTGGGAAGACCGTGTTAGAAGGTCCTGTCAAGGTTACGATCACGGCGTACTTCTCCCACAAGACCAAGACGGGATGGCACGTTTCCCGACCCGACCTTGACAACATTATCAAGGCAGTTCTCGACGCGCTGAACGGTATCGTCTTTGACGATGATGCTGCCGTGTGTGAACTTGTCGCTTCAAAAAAATACGACGACAACGAACGGGTTGAGGTTCAAGCAATCAATGTCTGAGGAATACATGTTTGAGTATGGTGCGAAGCTCGTTGACGCGGGCTACAGCATCATCCCGATCATGCCCGGGACCAAGCGGCCCGGACGGTTTGACGGTAATCAGTGGGCTGAGTTGCCACGATGGACCACGGTCAAAAGCATGCAGTCGCATGTGGACATCTGGAACAAGTGGCCCGGTTGCGGTATCGGCATCCTGACCGGCAACGTCGTTGCAATTGACATCGACGTATTGGATTCATCCGTCGCCATTGCGGTCGGTAACGTTTTCCAAGAGAAGCTCGGCAAGACAGAGTTCGTGCGTATCGGCAAATCCCCGAAGGCACTCTATCTCTATCGTACCGATGAGCCGTTCTCCAAAATCAGCATGCACCCCATTGAGGTGCTGGGTTTGGGCCAGCAGTTCGTGGCCTACTCGACGCACCCCGATACCAACAAGCCCTACCAATGGCCCTTCTCTGCGCCCCATGAGATGCCTTTGGAGGCGCTGCCCCTTGTGACCCGGGAGCAAGTATTGGAGGCGTGTGAAGCCGCCTATAAGGCGCTACCGCCCAATCTTCGGAGAACAAAACTCCAGACCTTTCTTCCCGACAAGGACGCCAAGACTTCCGCAGAGGGACTGACGGGGACACTGACCGCCGTACAGGATGCCCTCAAGTTTGTCCCGAATCCCGATCTCTCATGGGACGATTGGAACCGTATCGGCATGGCTGTCTACTGCGCCACCGAAGGCAAAGGTTTCATCGTGTTTGACCAATGGTCACAGGCTTCGGGCAAGTACAACCAACTCGAAACCCGCCAGCGGTGGGACCACTACAGCAAATCGCCGCCTTCCAAGATCGGAGCCGGGACACTGTACTACTACGCCCAGCAGAATGGCTGGGTTCCTGCGCCGCATTTAAATCTCAATCCCACCAAAGAGGTCCGGGTGGATCTCACGGGATTGATGGACCTTAAGAAACTTCCGCGTAGCACCAAGGCCAACTTCCCGCATGAATGGTTTGATAGCCCCTCACTCGTAGGCCGCGTGACACGCTGGATCTTGGCGACCGCCCAGCAACCGCAGCCGACCTTTGCGTTGATGAATACGCTCTGTATGTTCGGCGCACTCTTCGGGCGGCGGTATGCCATGACGCAACTCAACACGCGCTGCAATCTCTTTGCGATTGCGGTGGCCACACCGGGTGCAGGCAAGGACCACTCGCGCCAGCAGGTCAAGAAGATACTGGAAAACGCAGGACTCAAGGACTACATCTCTGGCGACCGCTTCTCATCTGGCGTTGCCATTCTGCGAACGCTCCACGACTTTCCCTCACGCATCTCTCACCTTGACGAGATGGGTTTGTACCTACAATCGCTCACCGGAAAGATGGCAGCGTCTCACCAAAAGGACATCATCAAGACCTTGCTTGAGGTCTACTCCAGCAGCAACGGCACCTATCACGGTCAAGAATACGCCGACAACAAAGATCGCAAACGCTTTGACATCAAGCAACCGAACTTCAACTTCTTCGGCACTACGACCCCTTCGTCGCTGACCAAGGCTCTTAACTTTGAGATGCTCGACAACGGCACCATGAGCCGCATCTTGCTTGTGCCGCCCTTTGAAGAATACCCCGACAGTCAGATCCCCGAAGCGGGGGAAAACCCACCCGAGGAAATTCTCAACGACGTAACCGACGCAGCCTCGGTCGTCCCAGCGGGCATTGGCAATCTCACTAACCTTCAGCACGTTGCATCGTCAGCCGTCGTGCCCGTAATGATCAAATGGGAAGACACCGCCTTTGACGAATACAACAAGCTCAAGGAATGGCAGATTGAGTGCGCCCGTCGCAAGGACTATCTCTGGGTACGCTTCTCAGAAATCGCACTCAAGATCGCCATGATTGAAGCCATTGCCCGTAACCCTGTCAGCCCCGTCGTGAGCTTCGACATCCTCAAGATGAGTGCAGAGTTGGCACGTTGGTCGTTTAACTTCACGGCAGAGCTACTCCACAAGGAAGTCGCGGA